TAGTAAGCTGATTTCCAGCAAGTGTTCCAAAGGTTGTGGAATCACCAAACGCGTCAATGTTGTTACTGTTTAGTGTGCCGGTGCCTGTGCTGACGCTTGTGCCGGTGCCTGTGCTGACGCTTGTGCCGGTGCCAGCTAAACCTTCCCAATAGTTTTGTACGTACTGTGTGTAACGATCAGTTGGGTTTTGGGCAATATAGTCACCAACAGAAGTATTAAATAAATTATTAAACTCTGCTTCAGACAGGTTGTTTGCCGTTGCGTAGTTAACAAAGTTGTTAAAACCTTCTTGATCAATCTGGTTTGTTTCACTACCAATACCAGAGCGCCCAATAGTTCCGTACGCGTTGCGGGTCAACTGACCATAATCAAGCCCAGTGCTTGTATCGACTGCACCTGTGCCGACTGTACCTGTATCGACCGCGCCTGTGCCGACTGTGCCTGTATCGACCGCGCCTGTGCCGATTGAATCCAAACCAGACCTGTAGTTTTTTACGTACTGGGTATAGCGGTCATCAGGTCTTTCTGCCATGTAGTTGGTAACGGCAGTACCAAAACGGCTACTGAGGTCTTCGGGTTTAAAGTCGCCCCTTACCAAAGCGTCAGTCCACCCTTGCAAACCTTCTTTGTCAATTTGATTTGCGCCTTCGCCAACACCTGTACGCCCAATTGTGGCGTATTGGGCTTCAATCAATTTTTGTGCGTCAGCGGCAGACATGGGGGCGGCCCCTGTAGCAGGCAAAGACGACAATCCACCGACATCTTCGTTGTCTTCTAACGTCGTATTGTATGCGGTGGTGGGGAGTGCCATTTATGTGCTTTGGTTGGGTATTCCTATAGAGAATTACCCATAATTTAAGGTGTTTATGCCCCGTTGCCGTTGACTGCGGTGATCAGCAGGTTGGCCCATTCCTGCCACGTTTCAAACGCTTCAGGGTTAGGAATTGCATACTTGTCAAACACAGGGTTGAAGTTGACCGCGTAGGCTACCTCACGCCACTGGTCTTCAGGCAAAAACGGGAACTGCTGTTCACCAAAGTAGTGAAGCAAGTTCCCGTTCCAATCTTCCCAAGTACTATATTCGGGCAAGAATTCGATTATCATTTAAGGCCGCTCGTCGCCGAACTCGGCGGTAATTAACGTTCTACCGGCCTCATAATCTCCATCAATAACGTTACTGCGCCAGCGCAGACTGACAAGGCGCGCTTCCACGCGCAGGTCAACTTTGCCGGACGTGGGCGTGTAGGTAAAGGGCCCCTTTTCTTCCACGCCGTCGTTGGCGAAAGGCCTACCAACAATGGTAAGTTCCATGTCCCCAACCTGCTTAAAGTCTGGCTCAATACGGGTCAGGTGCATGCGTCGGTTGACACCCATGGCCTCGTCTGAGGCGGGCGTACCACCCACCCAACTAATGTCACATGTCTCTACAAAAGAATCAATAGCAATCTCTTCTGTGGCCGTAACCTTGTTCTTGCCGAACTCTTGCTCCCAGATTACGTAACCGCCAGTAGCCTGCGACATGGTACTGCCCGCAACAACCGAGACAGGCACAATGTCAGCAAAGGTCAGCGTGGTGTAACCACCAGAGGAGTTGTTTGTGAACACCGCGGCGGTGATCTGGTTGGCATTAACAAAGGTCTCGCCAATCTGCGTGTTAAACACCATGAAACTACCGGCGGGGTTGGTGGTCAGGTCACCCGGGGCAATCACCTGATAGGCGGTTGTGGTGGGCGCTGTGGCACGGTTTGGCCCGTAGGTCAGTGTGTATGTTACGCCCAGTTGGCCGGTGAAGTCCCAACCTGCCCAAACGGGTCGGGGGAAAACCTCGGTTACGTAGCCACAAGACCTGCGCGCACCATCTGCTTGTCCTGCGTCGTACCAGATGTTATCTTTGACGTTAAATATAATACAGTCTGTGCACTCTGTTGCTGTGCCGCGTGGGTAGAAGAACCAGATCTCGTTGTAGCGGGGGACCTTGGTAGCCCACACCTTTTGACGGGCGGTAAAGTTAATGTTGTCAAACAGGTAGTTAACGTTCTTGTCGTTGGGCAAAACCTTAACGCCGCCGTTATACAGATAGAACCGGTCAACACCCATCCAAAAGAAAGTGCCGTCCATCTCAACCACAGAACTGGACGACATGATAGACGTCTGGTTAGACACCGTGTCGTAGCGCCAGTAGTATGGTGTTTGGCCTGTAAAGGACACACGCACCAAAGAGTCTGTGGCCCAGAAGAGACCAGAGGGGGATGACGTGCCACCACGAATGGGGAAGCCACGCACGATCTTACCTGCCGTCACATTCACCTCGTTGGCCAGCGTGCCGTTCCAGTCGCTGAACGTTTGCACGTTGGCTGTGGACGAGTTAAACACCACGTTGTTGTTGCGTAACAAACCAAAGTTGCCGTACACAAACACAAACGGGTGCAACACCACAACACCACCGCTCACGTCAATAGGCAGGTACGTTGGTGTTGTGCCAGTGGAGTCAATTACCTGAGTTAGTGTATAAATGTTCGTTGTTGGGTCGGGCAAAAAATTACCCGCGTAAAGTGAACTATTTACACCCGAGTCAATGTTGTCTAGGTTGTGCCCGGGGTGTGCCAACAGCTTAGAGTTGCCTACACCAGTAGAGTCGTAGGCAATGTCAAACTGCCACAAATGTTGGTTGCTTGTTGCAAAAAGATTGGGCAAGTATATTTCAAACGTTCCCGTTGTGGGCAAGCCCGTTACAGACACCAAGCGCAATTCTGTATAGTTTCCGGGGCTGTTGTACGTGGGGGTTGTGTCTGTTGTGTAGTTGGTACGAACACCTGACGTGTTGTACGCCCAAAACGTTGTTGGGTTAGGGAACGTAGAAACATAGTTGCCGTGAACGTGAATTGTTCTTGGCGCCACGTTAACCAGAATAACAGCAAACGTGTTACTAAACTCAACAGGGAACGGGCCCACGCCAACACCTTGGTCGGTGCCCGTGTTGAACACCTCCACGCCGCCGTTGCTACCCGCGTAAATGTAGTTAACGCCGTTCAGTGAGTTGGTGATCATCCCACGCGGGATGCCGGTGGGGGAGGCAAACATTTGACGGTAGCCGCCAATCTTCTTTGCCTTACCACGCTGAAACCTTGCCCACTTGCCGTCGTTATACTCGTCAGCCTCAAAGCGTGTACCGTCCCGTTTAATACCGGGCTTCACAAAGAGGGTGAAGATTTTGGACGGTTCAGTCGCCATTAGAACGCCCCACCAGAGATCAGGTCAGCCTGCACGCGCCCCACAAAACGGGTCACGTAGTTGCCCACACCGGCGGTTGCGTCCATGGTGACAATGTTGGTGCCCGCAACAGAAAAGCCCAGTTGGCCGTTGTTGGGTGAGTACATGCCCGTCACAGGGTCAAGCGTAAACGTAAACGCAGGAGACGCCGCAGTGCCCCTGTTGGCCAAGTACTGGCCGATGTTGGTTTGAAGCAGGGGGTACAGGTTGGTGCCGTCACTGAGCACAATCACCTGAGTTGACGTGGGCAAAGAGAAGGGAGGCTGTGCGCTACCCTGCACTTGGAACGTAACGTTATATCCGCTTTGGTTGGTGTCGTTGAGCAGGTAGTACACCTGAGTCACGGCAGGCAACTGAACCAACAGGCTGGTTGTGCGAGAGCCACTGAGCGCTGTGTAGCGCTGAATAATTGGCGTGTTGGTGATCAGGCTCAGTGTGGCGCCAGCCACCACGTCCACGTCATACGTAGCAGACGAGAACGTCAGGCTGTTAGGGCGTGAACGACCGACTGTAAAGAAGTCTTGTTTGGCGGGGTCTTGGTTTACGCAGATAAAGCAAGAGTCACCAAGGGGGAGGGCCAAACTGGCCAGCCCGTCAATTGTGGAACCCGCAGACGCGGTGTTGATTGTCAGCGTGCCGGTGCCGTTGTTGCGCACAAGAATGTACCAACCTTCAGACAACGAGGCCACAGCGGGCAGTGTTGTAGACCCTGCACCACCGGTCCACACAAAACACTGCGCGCGAGACGCGTCAGTAATTGTGATAGACGAGGAGTACTCGTTGGTGACAATTGTTGTCTCTAGTTTGCCTAGGATGGCCGATGTGCTGTTTCCTGCCAGTGTGGCGGCGTCTGCAAAGGACGTACCAACACCGAACGCCACGGTCTGCCATACACCCACCGCGGTGGTGTTGTTTGTCAGGTACGTGTAGTACGCTTGACCCACGGGCACTGTGAACGAGCCAGTGCCGTCTGAACGGGACACTGTGAACGCGTTAGAGCCTTGGTTGCGGAACAGAATGTCCTGACCAACAGAGGTCTGCTGTGCGTTGGGCAACAAGATGATGCCGCCGGCAGAGGACACAACGTCCATGATACGGGCCGCAACCTGCTGACCCGCTGTGCTGACGTACTGGGGCCAGTACAACTGTACCGTGCCAGATAGCGCAAGAGACACATAACTTACGTCTGTTGGCTGGATTACGTTCCCGGTAAACGGGGAGGTGTATGTTGGCATTTAAGGTTCCTGTCTTGTTGCGTTGCGGTCGATCATACGTTTCTGATCTTCGCCTTTGAGTGCCGCAATAGCTTCGTCGTAGTATTGCTTCCACATTGCAAGTTTGTCTGCGTTCTTAATAAAGCCCTGTGCCTGAAGCAAGGTGCCGTACAGCAAAGCCTGTGGGGCCTCGCGTGTTAGGAGGTTTTCTTGATTCGTGACATCAAGCGGCTGTATGCGGCTGTAATAAATAATTTGCAACGGGTAAGCGCTGTTTGGAATTGGAGCAAGAGCCCAGTGATCATAGTCGTAATCTCCGTAGTAAAGAGGCTGTCCGTTACTGGACTCTGTTTGAAACTGGGTCACATAGTCCATGGACCGGTTAAGCACAGGCTGTCCGTTGATCTTCATGCTTGTCGTTTTGCGCCAACGGGCCGGCTTCTCAATCACCGGGTCGTTGACGTTCAGTGTGGTGTTGACCACGTTCAACTGCATCAAGGTTTTAATTTGGGCGGCAATGCTCTGCTCGGTCAACATGATTAACCGAGGAATTTGGTTGACGAAAGAAGCATCGTCACGCTCAGAGTAGGTAATGACATCCTCAACGAGGCTGTCATAGGTCATTGCTTCTGCGGCCATTTTCTACCTTATTCGGTTACTGTAGGAGCAATCACAGACCCGTCTTCTTGCTTGATCCAGTTGACCTGCACATCGTCAGCGACAGGCTCAAACTGAGCAACCACGTCTGCATGGAAGCAGTCGTTGATTAAAAAACCTTCAGGGGGTGTAAATACTTCAATAGCGGTGGTACCGTTAAAACGTGCATATTTCATTTCAATACTCCACAATTACTAAACCAAAGCCACCACCAAATGGGCCATTGGGTGCAGTACCATTAGCACCAAAACCGCCACCTGCAGGAAATCCACCATAACCAAGATACCCTGCACCACCACCGTTGATGCCATTTTGTGCCGTAGTATTACCACAACCGCCTCCTCCAGTGCCAATAAAGTCAAGAGAAAATGGAGTTGTTTGTCCAGAAGTTGCAAAAACAGTGGCGGATTTAGCACCAGTGCTGTTAATTCCATCACCGCCTATTGTGCCACCAGCACCAGAAGTTCCGCTTCTGCCTATGCTATTCACTATAGCACTAGAACCATTACCAAATACATTTGCGGCACTACCACAGCCTACTTGAGTAGCTGTTGCACTTGTACTACCAGAGCCTCCTGTAAAGTTTAAGTCTCCACCAGTGCCAGTTCCGGGCGTTGTCGTACCGCTAGAAGCAGAACCACCAGTTGCGGAACAGTACGAGCCAAATGATGAAGTGCCACCACTAACAGTGGTGGCTGTGCTTGTAATACCGCCATTACCAACGGTCACAACAATTGAAGCAACACCAGCCAAATCATAAATTGTTTTAAACGCAAAACCACCGCCAGACCCTCCAGCAAAAGTAGCGTTGTTAAAAGAGGGGCCACCACCACCCCACACACGAACACGAACCTTACCAATTCCAGAGGGTACTGTCCATATTCCTGAAGATGTAAAAAACTGAACGTTTCCAGTTCCAAAAACCCCAGTCATGGGGTTATAGGCTTGTGATTGAATTGGAATAGTCATTACAGGTTTCCTTGCATTGTGATGTTACGTCCAACAATAGTTCCTCGAACGCCATAAAGTATTGGGTTAGAGAAGTCGAACGCTTGGTATGTTGTAGTAGAAGGGTAGCTTGAGTTAAGAGAAACTGATCCGTTAACTTGAATGTTTGCAGTTCCACCTGCAGATGCGGATTCTGTAGACACACCAGTTAAGTAAAACCCGTTTGCTGGTGACAAAGTTAAATCAGCGTTTGAAACAGTTACACCGGCTGTTAATTGAGTTGTGCTTGTAAAAGCTTTAGCGTTAATGATGACAAAACTTGGGTATCCGTTTGTGTCCGTCCATTGCAACAACATTCTGTTGTCAAACAAAGGCGTCATGCCAAAAGAAATGTTTCCTGTCCCGCCGTTAAAAGTCACACCAGTAACGTCGTATTGCCCCGACCCAGTATAACCGGCGGGTTGGTAAACGTGGTTGGTTGACATGTAAAGACGTAAAACGGTACTGCTGAAATACCCCGCTGTAACAATATCTCCATTACAAGTAACGCCAATGTTCCAACCAGTGGAGATGGTGGCATTTGTTGGGTAGTTTTGGTTGTTAAATTGCCCCGGTGTGTAAACCGCAGTATTATAATTAGTATCTGTTGTTGGATAACCATAGACGACACTGCCGTTTTGGTTAATACGCATCTTTTGACCAATAAGCGAGAAGTTTCCTCCTTGCGCGGCTGTGGTAAAAGTACTAAACGTGTTAGTAACATCCGTCTCGGCTATCGTAATAATAATCCAGTTACCAAAAGCCGCTGTATACCCGTGGAAATAAATAAACCCACAACCAGCAACCATGTTCATGTTTGTTGTTGCCGCGCCAGTATAAGAGTTTCCTGAAGTTAATAGAGCACCAGTTGTGGAACTTCTAACTTCGTAATACGGGTAGCTTACACCAGTTGAGTTATAAGCTAACACCCAACGATCATTGTCGTAAGCGCTAACAGTTGCATATTGAGTGGCAGATATGGCTTGATTTCCGATAAAGTTTATTCCAGAAGCAATTACAGCGTATGTTGTTCCGTCATAAATTTTCCACGCAATTTGAAAGGTTGCTGTTGTGGTGTAGTAAGAAAGAACAAAATTACCGTTTGGTAATGGAGCAATAGATACCTGTCTTCCTGCACTACTACCGCTAACAACTGATGTGTTTGGTTCAACATTAAATATAAGTAGTTGAACGCCTTGGTTGTTATACACGGCACACTTTACTGTGTTTATTGATGTTTTATAAATAAACACAACGTTACCGTTTGCTAAAGTACAAGAATCTATTGCATGTGTTAAAATCGAATCGATAACAGTTTGCTGTTTAATTAGTGTGGCATTTGTTTGTGTTTGAGCCGAACTAAACGCAACAGGGCCTGTGCTAGCCGCAGTAAACGCCGCCGCAATTGGTGTTGAATTAGATCTAGCGTAAGCAAAAACGGGTTGCGCGGTTGTATTACCCAAAGACCCTGATATTGATGTCCAAGGAATATTCAACATTGTCGTTGGAGAAACACGACCCCAACTGATAGCACGGGGGCCGTTATCATAGCTGTAGCTTAAACTAACTTCCAACTGACCTGAACAGAAAAGATGAAAATAGTTTGCTGTTTTAACCACCGTTGTACGGTATTGGTTAGTCATTGTTAGAGCAGAACAGCGTGTGAATGACGTTGTTGTCTGCAAAACAAACGAGTTGTTGTAGTTATAAACTAAAGGTTGAAAACCGTATTCTTGCCCTGTATCTTGACTAAACGTAGTCATCGTAAATCCACCAGTGTAAGGGGTTATAAAAGCCCCCACTGGCCCGTTAATTTGTGATGTGGCTGGCGCCCAATTTACTGCCGTTGCAAAAGTACCCGCCCCATCGTATATACGATAGGCAACAACTCCAGTATTAGCGTTTAGGTACGAAACAACTGTCCGACCGTCTGACAGC